GCGAACATGCCAGTTAGTGGTTGTCTGATTAACCTCCGAGACATAAATCCCGACGGCAATCATAGCACCACCAGCTGTAAAGACTGACGCACCGTTTGCTTTCGCAAACATCAGTCTACCCTTAATCTGATCAATCCTCAACCTTCCGATACCAGGCGTACCAGAAGCAGGCGCGGGTTGTATAACTACGGCTTGATACGAAAAAGCGCCGCCGTTAATCAAATTAAACGCTGCACCAGAACCATTGGTCCAGGTAGTCGGGGGAGAAGCTATAACACCACCGCTACTATTAATAGCGGAGCCCCCAACAATCCAATCCCGCACACGATTAGCACCCCTACCAGAGAGGTTATAGCCAGACATCATCGCATTCATTTTTGCATGCTGAATAGCACGTTGCGCATTCTTTGACTTAGTCATTAATCACTCGAATAGTTAATAACCATATTAATATACGGTTAAAGGAGACTAACTAAGGGCATTCGATGCTATTGCACCGACGGGGAAGCCTCCAAGGCTTGACCAGCCCTAACAACTGTAACTGCAGCCATTCCCCGGCAGAACAGGGTATTAAAATCAAGTGAACTACCCTCATACTTCTTACCGAGGAATCGTCTAACCACGTCCGGACCTCCAGCTTTATCCACAATACTTTGCGGACTCCCTTGGAGGTAATCGTCCTGATCCAGTAACCACTCAACTAATGCGTAGAAACTGGGGTGCTCAGATGCATTACTCATTTGCATCACCCACCGTGCGGTATCTAAATATCCATTCCAACCGGAATGGAATCGTTCATAAGACATCATCCCATTTAAAACTCGCATAATGGGACGAACACCGAGACATAAACCTTTATCTCGGTAGCTACGTCGGTAGACATTCTGCAGGAAATGTACCTCATTCTCTGCAATTAACCCTTTATCAGGGTTAATAGTCATACCAAGGTCCTCTCGTAACACACCTTTTAATTCAGGTGGGGTGATATCAACGTTAAATCGGTAAACGCCGTCATCACCCTGGACCTCGCAATCACTAACACGAGATCCTAGCTTAGCAGCACCATACGCAATCACCCACATATTGGCTAAGCTATCAACGAGATTAGTCATCACCGACCCTGAGGGAACGCCTCTCAACTTATTTATATGGAGTCCCCTTGGGGTCAATAACTGCACACCCTGGAAATAATGGCATAGCGCACCTATAATTGCTTTATCATAGGTACTACCAAACCATGCTGATAAGAAAGAAAACACACGGCCAATAATTTCTCTAGGTAAGGAGGAATCAAACTTCGAGAAATCAACCGACATGACCGTGCCAGCTCTACCAGCATCGAACATACGAGTTATAGAAAACTCAACGTCCTTTGCTGACGTCCAAGCTGCAAAGCCCGGACTATGCTGTAGGGCCTTAAAGACAGGTATAAATACCGTCTTCTCAATGTTAGCGATAACCCGCGAACATTGCCAAACCACACGCGCCTTTGGACGTGTGTGAAGCCCTGTAGGCGTTCCTCTAAACCCCAATATAGCTGGGTATGCTAGGTAAGTAGGCAAGTTATTACTCGCAATTACAGCCATAGACATACCCATCGCTTCATCAAAGAAGGAGGGGTTTGAGGAGACAAAAGGCCAACCATAGGATGTGCGTCCCTCAAACGACATAGCAGCGTCTTCCAGTAAGCATCTGGTTAATGTCCCTTTGCTTAACCTGGACAAAACAAACGTATCCGCAATTTTCGCTGCGTGTTTATCAATACTAACCTTATTAGGTAAAGTATTGAAAAACGCCCCAACCCCTAAAGGTAGAGTACTATCATCATAGGGGGGAAGGTTAGAGTAGGAACCATGCATTCCTCTCTGTTGAACCTCTAACTCTCGCAGCCACATTGGAAGTTGGTCAAGTTTACACCTTGACCACACATCGCTAGCTACTTGATCCCTCTTACCCATCTTATCAGTAGTTTTCCTACCAATAATGGGTGTTACAAGGTCAAGATCACTGCCGCGATCCAATAAAGCGAACTGTGCTTGGAGCCTATCTTTGGCTCCCTGTACTAACGGAACGTGAAACATAGACATGATACTCTCCTAACAACAATAACACAATACGAATGGTACACCCACC